GATACAAGGGTGATATGCGGGAGCTTCCGCTAGACCTCGCCAAGCAAATCTATAAGCGCGATTACTGGGATGCCGTAAAGGCTGACCAGTTGCCCGCTGGCGTGCGCTACGCGGTCTTTGACGCGGCTGTGAACTCAGGCGTGGGTCAGGCCACCAAGTGGCTGCAGCGGGCGCTGGGGGTCAAAGACGATGGAGTGATTGGGCCTGTCACGCTGGCAGCGGCCAATGCTCAAAACGCGGACGCGCTGCGCATGAGAGTGCTATCGCAGCGGCTGCGGTTCATGGCGAGCCTGCCTAACTGGCCCGCCTTCAGCCGGGGCTGGTCCCGGCGCATTGCTGACCTGATGGAAGTCTGACCATGAATCCAATGATCCTCGGCCCGCTTCTGGAGGTTGGCAAGACCATTCTGGACCGCTTTGTGCCTGACCCTGCTAAGAAGGCAGAGGCCGAGATGGAACTAATCAGGATGGCCGCAGACGGCGAACTGAAGCAGGTTGTGGCTCAGTTGGAGATCAACGCCAGAGAGGCCCAGCACGCATCTATCTTTGTGGCTGGCTGGCGCCCTGCGTTTGGATGGTGCGGTGCAGCAGGGTTTGTGTACGCCACCATCATGCAGCCCGTGCTGGCTTGGGTTGCGTCCATCAAGGGATGGCCTATGCCCCCGGCGCTTAACCTTGACTTGATGTGGGTTGTGATCACCGGCATGCTTGGCATCGGTGGCCTTCGCAGCATTGAGAAGGTCAAAGGCGCTGCAAGGTAATTGGGCACAAAAATGGCACAACGGCTCTGCAGCGATTCGTAAGTCCTTGATCGGAGAGGTGGCCGAGTGGTCGAAGGCGCTGGACTGGAATTAAGCCTCGACCTAAAAAAGTCCAAGCAAATCAATGGGTCTCTCCCTAGACCCGTGTGCGTTTCACGCACAATCCGGCACGTTTCTGACACAAGGATGTGCTGTGAAAATCGTCAAACTTAACTACAGCCGCAGCCCTTGGCGGCTTGTGGATAAAGAAGGCAAAGAGATCAACGCACAAGTGCCATTTGATCATCCAGACATTGGCATGACTTTAATAACGCAACCTGTATGTGGTGATACAAAAGCCGAATGCACAGAGAAAGCGTTTTTTGTGCTTGAACTTTTAATGCGCAGTCAACAAATGCGCCACACATTTGGCACAGGGAGTTGCCATGAAAAATGAACAACATCAGGAAGCCGTAAAGGTTCATTTCCTGCGCCTGAGTGATGCTTTGCTTCAGCAAGTCATTTACGGACTTCAAGTGCGGGTACGCGAGTTGAACAGCCGCCCGGATTTGGATAGCGAGTTGTTGGTTAACACGCAGGCAGCATTGGAAGCAGCTTGCAGTGCGAAGGAGGGCAAATCGTGAGCGATTTAAGCATCATTGTCCAAGCCCTCCGCAAAAGAGCCAACGAGCTTTCAGATGCGTACATGCAAAACGTTGGCAACCCTGCTCGCCAGCTAGTTGGGGGCGGTGTTCGCGGGTACTTTGGCCTCGACGCTCCAGACTACGCAGACTCGCTTGGCATGGATGCTTACCGCAATGCAGCCGCGTTCAGTAACGTCCCTGGCGTGGGCGCTCCTGCAGGCGTTGTAAAGGCTATGGCAGCGGCTCCCCTGATCGCTAAGGCGCTACGCGCTGCGCCGCGTAAGGAAGCTCTAGAGACTGCCCGCAAGAACGCGGTCAAGATGCTTGGACTTCCTGAGAACAACACGCCGATGGATAGAGCCAAAGCGATGGGGTTTGGCAAAGATGTCTATCACGGCACAACCAAAGATTTTCCGGCTTTTGACACTAGCAAGCTCGGGGCGTCTGGAGCAGATGCAGCCGAAGGGGTGTTTACAGCCAACAACCCAAAGATCGCCAACGAATTCACTTGGAGCAGCGGCAGTCAGGAAGGCGCAAACGTGATGCCTTTAATGTTGCGCACATCCGACCCAGTTAAGGCAAGCACCGTCTTGGATGGAACTACTGGCTCGGCGGCGGCAAAAGTGCTGCAACAAGCAAAGCGCGCTGGATACGACCGCGTGGATTTCCCCACCAACATGCTAGGCGCTGAAGGCACCACGCAAGTTGTTTTTGATCCGTCCCGCATCCGTTCCCGCTTTGCCGCGTTCGACCCAGCCAGGATGAACGAGAACGATCTGCTGGGCCGCGCAGACCCGAAGTTGCTCGCCGCGCTGGCCGCTGGTACAACTACCGCAGCGACTGTGAGCGCCTTACGCAACAAGCGCGAGGAAGAGAAAAAGAAGAAGCGCGACGAGAAGTGAGTGGACTTCAATGGCACAAAAATGGCACATTGTGTCCATCGCTCACGCGCAAGTCATTGATTGGAGAGGTGGCCGAGAGGCTCAAGGCGCTGGACTGGAATTCGGCAAGTCTCTGATCTAACAAAGAAAAACCCCGGCGCTAAGGCCGGGGTGAAGATCGGAGGAGAGCGGGCCCAATGTCTACCCGCGTCACGATTCTGGCACAAGTTTTATAGGCTCACGGCTTCAGCCGCTGCCGCCAAGTGCGACGGCGCAAACGTGACGTATCGCTCCACCATCGAGTAGGACTGCCAGCCGCCCAACTCCTGCAGCACTTGGGCTGGCGTGCCTGCCATCGCGTGCCAGGACGCCCAGGTGTGGCGCAGATCGTGGAAGCGAAAGTCCGCGATGCCAGCACGCGCACACGCACGCTTCCACGCAGCCTCAGTGATGGAAGACAGGCCAAACACCTTGCCCTCGCGGTGAGGCATGGCCTCAAGCAACGCCTTCGCGCTCGCGTTCAGCGGCACCACAATCTTGCGCTTGCCCTTGGCTTCCTCAGCACTGACAACCACGGTGCCAGCATCAAGGTTCACAGCCTTCCAGTGCAGGTTCAGCACATTGGCTTTGCGCAGGCCAGTCAGCAGGGCAAACCGCACTGCAGGGCGGTAATGCTCTGGCAGTTCGGCAATCAGCCTGTCTGCCTGCTCGCGTGTGATGTAGGTCTTGCGCTCATTGTTTTCGACTTCAGCCTTGATGATTGGCGCCTTGTCGATCCACTCCCATTCGCGCTCTGCAATGCGCAGGATGGCCCGCATGAGGGCGCGGTAACGGTTGCGGGTGGCTGGGGCAGCGCCCTGCGTGTGGCGCTCGACAATGCTGCGTGTGACATTGGCGAGCTTCATGCTGCCAATCTTGGGGCGCAGTATTTCGATGCGCAGCCTATCAGTCTCAATGCTGCGCTTGTGGCTTTTTTCCAACAGCCAGCGGTCAAAGGCCTCGCCCAGGCTTTTGTTGGGCTTCTCCTTCAGCACGTTGACGCGCCAGAGTTCGCCTCTGCGGATGTCATGCGCTTTCTGGGCCTCGCGCTTGTCGGACGTCTTGAGCGATTCGCGGATGCGCTGCCCGTTGATCTGGACGTCAAGCCACCAAGTATCGCCACGCAGTTTGATTGCCATCGTTGTGTCTCGTTGTGGGTTGGAACGGTGACATCATCGCATCAGCGTGAGGATTCCGCAATGCCCCATTGTGCGATAAGCGCACTGTCTGCACGGCCATCGTCTTTCACGCGCTTGAACAGCCCCGCCTTATCAGGCCAAAGCTCCATTGCCCGCTGCCTTGAGCCTCCCTTGCCGCCAGCCACGCGCATGGCCTTTGTCCAGACTGCTGGCGTCACGGTGGTGACAGGTATGCCCATGCCCGCCAGGACGCCGCGCACAAGCCCGTAGGCCTCGCCAAAGGCGAACATGGATGACACGCCCTGCCCAGGCATGGCGCTGACCTTCTCAATGAAGGCTGTGGCATAGGGCGCATAGCAGCGCAGTTCTGAGGCGATGACCTCAGGCGCTACGCGCTTTTTGTAGGCGTTGCCAATCTTGACCTCAACTGTGGGCATGTCGAGCGTGTCAACAAGCCCCTTTCTGACGTCGATGATGGCAATGGCGCCCGACATTCCAGGGTCTATGCCCAGCACATAGTCAACGCTCATACGACCTCAGACCAATCAGTCGCAAGCATCTCCTCCCAGGTGGGCACCCAGGCAACGTCTCTGTCCCGGTGCCACATATAAAACCCGTTGTCCTTGAGCCTGACCCACGCATCGCCCCAGTCTCTGCGGCGCACGCGCTCGCCTCGCCTGAGCGCATCAAGCGCAAGGCCGAAGTCCATCTCTCCGGTTGTTGCGTTGTACTTAGCCACGTTTACTCCTTACAAATGTTGGGCAAGTTGAAAGACAGATGTGGGGGCTTGATTGGGCAGCAGCTTTGCTTGGCGCTTACGCTCGCGCCATGTCTGGCAGCGTTCCTTGTCGCTGATCACGGGCGGCTTTCTGGCATCGCGCTTGTCGCCCAGCGCGTACACAGCCCGCAGGTACTTGCGGCCCACGCCTTCCCTTGTCCATGAGTGGACGTAGATTTGCTTGGTCACCACGCCAATACGCATCTTGCTGATGGTTGACCCGACGTTGCAGTAAGGCACGCCAGGGAAAAACAGGGCGACCTCATGCATTGTCAGCGGGCCGCACTCGCGCAGGACGCTGCGGACGTTCTCGTAGGTGAGTTTCATCGTTGTGTAGTCACCCGCCCGCACACTCGGCACTTGACTGCGGCGTACAGGGGCTGGTTGCAATAGTCACAGCCACCCGGCTCCTGCACCGGCTCTGCTGGGCGCTGGGGTGGGGTGGTGAGATGGATTTGCACAACCCTACGCGCAGCCTCGTACCCCTCATGCCATTGAGTCTCAGGCTCGCCGTTGTCTTGATTTGCCCACTTGTGCAGCCAATCCAGCGCCACCGGCTCCTGCACCGGCTCTGCCAGCGCGTCTTCCAAGTCCTTCACCACGCGCTTTGAGTCATCCTCGTAGTCGGCCAACATCCAACCGTGGTTGTTCATTACTCGAATGAACTCCAGCGCCTGCTGGGCGGCTTGTCTAAGTGCGCTCATGGCTTAAACGCCTGCAGCGCCTGCAGCGCCTGCAGAGTCTTGGTCACGCGGGCTTTGCGCTCACGCACAACAGGTAGATCGCGCTTGGTTGGCACTGCGTCCAGATCATCGCTTGGCATGTCAGGCCACGGGTCCACAACCTTGGCGTTAGGAAACTGCGCCTTCATCGGCGCCACATCCTCAATCAGTGAGCCAGGGCAGCGGTGCAGCTCGGCAGATGTGAAGCGTGGCTCAGGGCCGGGGCCATTGCTGAACTCGACGCCGCTGGTCTTGTGCTTGTAAACCACGTAGTCGTTGCCGCCGTCTTGCGGCTCGGCGTATGGCACAAGCGCAGGGATCATCAGGTGATCCTCGCAGCCCTCGCGTTGCTCCTGCTCGGTCAGGTGCTCCATGTGGGCATCGCACCGCCATGCCGCATTCTCAACAGGTGACGCATGGCAGCATGTGCGGCAGTTTGCCTCTGCTGCTGTGTCGCCGTGGCAAACCGGGTGGAAGTTGCAGAACTTGCACTGCCAGTTGGTTGGATCGTTGCTGATGCGGGGCGGTGGCTCTGTTAACGAAATTAGGCGCTCGGCCTTTGCCATCAACGTTTTGAAGCGGTCAACATCGAAATGCACCCATTCGGTGTAGACGTCATCAGTATCCTTGTCCACGCCCATGTAGAGAGCGCGGTCCAACTCCATCAGGCCCATGTAGCACTGCATCTGGTCGAAGTGCTGCGGCTTGGCTTCACGCACGCGCTTCTCGATCAGTTGCGTGAATGACTTGTGCGAATGTGTTTTGAACTCCAGCACTGCAGGCGTCTTGGGAGCCTCTGGCAGGCCTTGAGCCACGCCATCGAGTGAGCCACCAAAATGGCCGTTGTGTGCGCTCACGCGCCACTGCCCGCCTGTTGCTGGGTCAGCATCCCAGACCTCTGCGCCAATGCCGCGCAGTTCCTCAATCAGCCGCGACTCCTCGCGCACGCCAGTTGAAAACAGACGCAGGATGCGGCCAGGAAACTTAGGCTTAAGCGCCCAGCGCCAGGACAACCAGATGTGTCGTTCGCACTCATGGCCTATCAGGCTGGCACCCATGTGCGGGCGGTGTTCTTGGGGCTTGCTCTCATACCATTTGACGATGGCTTGAGCGGTTGTGTGTTGTGAGTCAGGCAGGCGCATGTGAAACCCTCTTGATTGCGTAGGCCCATACGGCACCACCGGCTACCTTCGCGGCAAACTGAGCCAGCACGATGTGCGGCATCAGGGCTCCGAATGCGATTGTCGGAAACAGCAATGAATCCACCGCAGCTCCTGCCACGTTTGATCCGTTGGCGCGGAACAGCCAAGACCCACGCAGCTTGGCGAATACGCTCCAATCAACCACAGCGGCACCAGTGAAGGCCACAGCGGAGGCGATAGCGATCATCCCTGCTGCGGGGTTGAGAGCGTATGTGAGCAGGCCTGTTGCCGCGATAAGCCCACCCATCTGCAAAGCCTTCAGACGGACATGGAGCCAATCACGCAGAGCCAGATCAAGGCCGATCAGGACAAAGGCATTGATTGGTGTGATCCACGGCCCAAAAGTTGCAACCGATAAGTTGGCGAGTGTCATTGCAGCTGCATACGCAACACATGCAATCAGAACAGGTGACATTGAAGATTCCTTTCTTTCCATTTCGTCGGAGTGTTGCGGGCGTTAATCCTTTGCGCCATCAACTTTGCGGGTGTGTTTGTGTCTTTGTAGTTCCTGGCTACGTTCACGCTGTCAGCACTTGCAAGCGGATACTCGCTGCCGCCCATGTCAAGCATCCGCAGGCCATGAATCCAAGGAATAAACCTGCGCTTGCACAAAGCGTTGAACGCTTCATCCATGCGCCTGCACCAGTGTTCTGAACCAATCTTCCAGAACTGACCAGAACTGCCAAAGCAGATGCGCGGCCATTCGTCAGCAAGTTCCAGCAGGTAGTCAATCGGCAGAGCCAAGTGCCACACAGGCGCACTGAGTTCTTTCGGATGAGGCCACCGCTTGAGCATGGCGCGTTGCAGTTCAACTGATCCATCAATCACATCAGGCACAACCGCCCAGTGCGGATGACCCAAATGATTGCCAGACCATTCAATGAACCCATCGACGTCAATGGACTTTCCTTGCGTGAACGCTGAAAACGCTCCGTTGTCCAGCATTACGGACTGCCCAATCTGAAGACAGACCTTCAAGTCCGTGGGCGTCCAGTACGACACGCAGAAGTTCTCGCCAGTCATGGTGAGCAACTCGCTGCGTGGCGTTAATGGGGTTCCGTGATAGTGAAGCATCTACAAACATGAGGTGAGCGGCCCCCGCGCAACCGGGGGCTATTGCGTGCTAGGAGAGAATCCACACGCGCACCGGGCTTCCGGCCGCTCAAAGTTTTAACGTGCCCAGGGCCGTGCGCCCGCAGGCGCGGCAGGCTTTGCAGGTGCGGGCTTAGGCGCTGGCGCTGCAGCCTGACCGTAGGACATCACGCGATTGCGCGTCGGGTCTTTGCGGTCAATCTCGACGCCAATGACAAACGGGATGTCGTGCAGCTGCTCAGTGTCCGTCAGGTCATCAACACCAACGGCCATGCACAGAGCGCCCAATGCTGCCTTGGCGATGTCCTCGGCCTGCTTGTTCGGGTTGTTGACGTTCAGACGCTCCCAGATGCGGCGCCCTGTGTACTCGCCATCTACGATCTGCATCTCAAGCTCGATGTACTCGCCCGTCCCGGCCTTGGTGGCCTTGATGTCGGACTGCGCGATGATGACCTCGTAAGAGCCAGGGGGCAGAGGGCCGCGCTGCGGGGCAGAGGGCTGGGGTGCGCTTGATGCGTTGAAAGAAAACTGTGCCATCGTTGTGGTTCCTTTGAGAGTGATTAGGCGATTGCCTTGGAGAACGCTTCCCAGGACATGGGCAGCGATTCGGGGAGTCCGTAGCGGTTCTTTGCCATGTAGGCAGGGCGCTCGGACGTAAACAGCAGACGCTCGCCCGTGCTGATGCCACGGTTGGAGGTCTTGTTAAAGCCAACGTCATCCTTCTTAACGATGGTCTTGTAGTTCGCAAACATGACGGCATCAACCCACTCGCGCAGGATGGCATTGCTGCGCTCCTGCAGCTTGGGCTGATAGCGGTCATAGGGCTCGACCTCGGGGGAGTCAAACCGCTTGATCTGGCAATGGGCAATCAGGATGACAACCATGCCCTTGTCGTTGCGCAGGGCGTTCAGCCCTGACAACACTTCGCGCCAGCGTTCGGCCACGATCATTGCGCCCTTGCCGTATGCCAAGTCTTTGGCATCGTGCGTGGACTCGACGTCAGACCAGATCAGGTTATCGAGCCAGTCAACGCTGTCCAGCACGACAGTGCCGAAGTCATGCTGATCCGTGACCAGTGATGTGATCGCGTCAAGGACGTCAGACGCCTTGGTGGCAAGCGGAAAGTGATCAACCTGCAACGAACCTAGACCGTCTTCTGTGCAGATGAAAATGGGATTAGGCGCATTTGCTGCAAACGTGGTTTTCCCGATGCCCTCGACGCCGTAGAGCATGATGCGTGGCGCTGAAAGGGCGGTGTTCTTCTTGATGCTCTTAAGGTTGAATGCCATTACGCTCTCCGATAAGTGCGCGTCAGCCTCGCATGTGCTTGAGGTCTGACGCTTGTTGTAAATCCAATGGGTGTGATGTCAGGCGCAAACCGCTTCGCCAGCCCGCCCCAAGCGTTCGGGTGATGGGGCTCGCCAATGTGCGGAGTTACCCACATGCGGAACTGCTCAAGCGTGAACTCGGGCGGTGCCTCATGCGTGAGCCAGTGACGCCAGCCATGCTCGACTTCATCGGCCCAGGCTTGCGCGTTTGCCATGACGGTATCAATGCCCGCATCTCTCAGTTCGGCGCCGTTCATACGAACTCCGCGACAAGATCAGGCGATGATGAGACGCCACGCGGGCTGTACAGAGTGCCTGTGACGCGCTCGGCATAAACATACTTGTCCTTGCCGCCGACATAGAGCTTTGTGAACTCTGCCGTGCGCCTGCTCTCGCTCGGTTTGTGAATCACATAGCCATGCTGTACCTGCGCTGTACGCAGCATGTGCATGTCCAAGTCATCAACGCATGTCTCTGCAGTAATGCGGACCCAGCGGCTCCCAGGCGGCCTGTACCTTCCCACCTTCGCAGGCAGGAACTGAGGTTTCTCCTGCATGGCTTACTCGCTTGAGAACTTGATCGACACGCCCGTCTTGGCGGGCTTCGTCTCAATGGCTGGCGCAATGGCCTGCCACAAGTCTGGCCTGTGCTGGCGTATGGCCTTTAGCCGCGTCTCATCGGCCTCGACCTTGGTCTTTATGGGGCGCACATCCTCGGGCCAGTTACCAGCCAAAGAAATGAGCTTGTCCACATCTGCCTTGTAAGTGATCTTCCCTGTCAGGGTGATCTTGACGCCCTGCGGCGTCTCGAAAGTCTCGGAGCCTTCTTCCTTGGCGGGGTGCGCCTTAAGCAGGTCATCCTCAATCTTGATGCGCTCGGCCTTGGCGGCGTCTTCGCGCTGCTTGGCAATGCTCCACAGCGTTGCCAGTCGGTCTAAATCGTTCATGGTGCCTCGTTGTGTGGTGGGTCAAAAGGGTGCCGCTGGCAGCTTGTTCAGCATTGCTGCTGTGTGCTGTTTTTGGGCTTGGCGGCAAATAGTTCCAAAAGGCCACTGCGGTGGGGCGGTGGGTGCCTTACGGCCATTGGGTTGCGTGTGCATCGTTGTCCTTGGTTGGGGTTGTGATTGTGTTAGGCCGGTGAGAATTACGCAATACCGTCTGTGTAAGAAATGGTGCTTGTGTTGCTGCGGGCCTCGCCCAGCAGGGCAGCGTATGCAACCAAGTCTTCTGCTGAGTCTGCGTGATAGGTGGCTCGCTGGGTGAGCCTGACGGCCTTCAAAAGCATCATCATCATCCAGCCATCAGCCTCTGAGAGGTTGTGGCCGGTGATCTCGTTAAACGCTGCCACTGTCCTCGACATCGACCTTT